GGGGGCTGGCGTGCAGTTTAACCCGACCGAATCCGTGGCCATTGATATTGCTTATGAAGGCTCCGGCAGTGGTGACTGGCGCACTGACGGTTTCATCGTGGGTGTCGGTTATAAATTCTGATTAGCCAGGTAACACAGTGTTATGACAGCCCGCCGGTTCAGGCGGGCTTTTTTGTGGGGTGAATATGGCAGTAAAGATTTCAGGTGTACTGAAAGACGGCACAGGAAAACCGGTACAGAACTGCACAATCCAGCTGAAAGCAAAACGTAACAGTACCACTGTGGTGGTGAACACGCTGGCCTCAGAAAATCCGGATGAAGCCGGGCGTTACAGTATGGACGTTGAGTACGGTCAGTACAGCGTTATTCTGTTGGTGGAGGGATTCCCGCCGTCACATGCCGGGACCATCACCGTGTATGAAGATTCTCAACCCGGTACGCTGAATGATTTTCTCGGTGCCATGACGGAGGATGATGCCCGTCCGGAGGCACTGCGACGTTTTGAACTGATGGTGGAAGAGGTGGCGCGTAACGCGTCCGCGGTGGCACAGAACACAGCAGCCGCGAAGAAGTCAGCCAGCGATGCCAGCACATCAGCCCGTGAGGCGGCAACCCATGCGACTGATGCTGCAGGCTCAGCACGCGCAGCCAGCACGTCAGCCGGACAGGCCGCGTCGTCGGCTCAGTCAGCGTCTTCCAGCGCAGGAACGGCATCAGCAAAGGCCACTGAAGCATCAAAAAGTGCTGCCGCTGCAGAGTCCTCAAAAAGCGCGGCGGCTACCAGTGCCGGTGCGGCGAAAACGTCAGAAACGAATGCGGCAGCATCACAACAATCAGCAGCCACTTCAGCACGGGATGCGTCGGCTTCAAAAGAGGCGGCAAAATCATCAGAAACGAACGCAGCCTCGAGCGCCAGCAGCGCAGCTTCCTCGGCTACGGCGGCAGGAAATTCCGCGAAGGCGGCAAAAACGTCCGAGACGAACGCCAAGGATTCTGAAACGGCAGCGGAACAGAGTGCCTCCGCAGCAGCAGGCTCAAAAACAGCGGCTGCGTCGTCTGCCAGTGCAGCGTCAACAAGTGCCGGGCAGGCCTCAGCCAGTGCCACTGCCGCCGGAAAATCGGCAGAAAGCGCTGCATCGTCCGCTTCAACAGCTACAACGAAGGCTGGCGAAGCCGCTGAACAGGCCAGCGCAGCAGCGAGGTCTGCATCCGCAGCGAAGACATCCGAAACGAATGCGAAAGCGTCGGAAACCAGTGCAGAATCCTCAAAAACGGCAGCCGCATCGTCAGCCACTTCGGCGGCGTCATCGGCATCATCTGCGTCTGCTTCAAAAGATGAGGCGACCAGACAGGCGTCAGCAGCGAATGGCAGCGCCACGACGGCATCCACGAAGGCGACAGAGGCAGCTGGCAGTGCGACGGCGGCAGCACAGAGCAAAAGTACAGCAGAATCCGCGGCAACGCGCGCTGAGACAGCAGCAAAACGGGCAGAGGATATTGCATCCGCCGTGGCGCTTGAGGATGCGAGCACGACGAAAAAGGGGATAGTACAGCTCAGCAGTGCGATCGACAGCACTTCCGAGTCACTGGCGGCAACGCCAAAAGCAGTAAAATCAGCCTATGACAATGCAGAGAAACGTCTGCAGAAAGACCAGAACGGCGCTGATATACCCGATAAGGGACGCTTCCTGAACAACATTAACGCGGTCAGTAAAACAGACTTTGCTGATAAGCGTGGTATGCGTTATGTGCGGGTTAACGCTCCTGCAGGTGCAACATCTGGAAAATATTACCCTGTTGTTGTTATGCGTTCTGCTGGCTCAGTAAGCGAACTGGCATCAAGGGTCATTATCACCACGGCAACGCGAACCGCAGGCGATCCGATGAATAACTGCGAGTTTAACGGATTTGTTATGCCTGGTGGCTGGACTGACAGGGGGCGTTATGCTTATGGAATGTTCTGGCAATATCAAAACAATGAACGAGCCATCCACTCAATAATGATGAGTAATAAGGGCGATGATTTGCGCTCTGTGTTCTATGTTGATGGCGCTGCTTTCCCTGTTTTTGCTTTTATCGAAGATGGCCTGTCAATATCCGCACCTGGTGCTGATCTCGTTGTTAATGATACGACCTATAAGTTTGGGGCAACAAATCCAGCGACTGAATGTATCGCGGCGGACGTTATCCTTGATTTTAAGAGTGGGCGTGGTTTTTATGAGTCTCATTCGTTAATCGTTAACGATAACTTGTCGTGCAAAAAACTTTTTGCCACAGACGAAATTGTAGCGCGTGGTGGTAATCAGATTCGAATGATAGGTGGGGAGTATGGTGCATTATGGCGTAATGATGGCGCTAAAACTTACCTGCTGCTTACCAATCAAGGTGATGTTTATGGTGGCTGGAATACATTAAGACCGTTTGCTATTGATAACGCAACCGGCGAACTGGTTATTGGAACCAAACTGTCCGCAAGTCTGAACGGTAATGCATTAACAGCAACAAAGCTACAAACGCCAAGACTGGTTTCTGGTGTTGAGTTTGATGGTTCCAAAGATATTACTTTAACCGCCGCGCATGTGGCTGCTTTTGCCAGAAGGGCAACGGATACATATGCCGATGCGGATGGTGGCGTTCCCTGGAATGCCGAATCAGGCGCTTACAATGTCACCCGCTCTGGCGACAGCTATATTCTGGTTAACTTCTATACCGGAGTCGGAAGTTGCCGGACCTTGCAGATGAAGGCGCATTACAGAAATGGTGGTCTGTTCTACCGTTCTTCAAGAGACGGTTATGGTTTTGAGGAAGACTGGGCAGAAGTTTATACCTCGAAAAATCTTCCACCAGAAAGCTACCCAGTCGGCGCACCAATCCCGTGGCCATCAGATACCGTTCCGTCTGGTTATGCCCTGATGCAGGGGCAGACTTTTGACAAATCTGCTTACCCGAAACTTGCAGCCGCTTATCCGTCAGGCGTGATCCCTGATATGCGTGGCTGGACGATTAAGGGCAAACCTGCCAGTGGTCGGGCCGTATTGTCTCAGGAACAGGACGGCATTAAATCGCACACCCACAGCGCCAGCGCATCCAGTACGGATTTGGGGACGAAAACAACCAGTTCGTTTGATTATGGTACTAAGTCCACGAATAACACCAGGGCGCATACACATAGTATTAGCGGGACAGCAAATAGTGCAGGTGGGCACCAACACCAGAGTTCTGGACCATATGCGCATCCGAGTCTCACTGCACTCTTTCCTAACGGTTCTACCCAGGTTTCAGTCACAAACGTACCAGTTGTATCTCGGGAATCTGGCTCAGGTACGAGCCGTATATCAGGGAAGACATCATCAGATGGAGCACATACCCACTCATTGTCTGGTACTGCCGCATCTGCAGGGGCACACGCACATACTGTCGGTATTGGTGCCCATGCACACACTGTGGCGCTGGGTGCACATGGACACACCATCACCGTTAACGCTGCTGGTAACGCGGAAAACACCGTCAAAAACATTGCATTTAACTATATTGTGAGGCTCGCATAATGGCATTCAGAATGAGTGAACAACCACGGACCATAAAAATTTATAATCTGCTGGCCGGAACTAATGAATTTATTGGTGAAGGTGATGCATATATTCCGCCTCATACAGGTCTGCCAGCAAACAGTACCGATATTGCACCGCCAGATATTCCGGCAGGCTTCGTGGCTGTTTTCAACAGTGATGAGGCATCGTGGCATCTCGTTGAAGACCATCGGGGTAAAACGGTTTATGACGTAGCGTCAGGGGACGCGTTATTTATTTCTGAACTTGGCCCATTACCGGAAAATGTCACCTGGTTATCCCCGGAAGGGGAATATCAGAAGTGGAACGGCACAGCCTGGGTGAAAGATGCAGAAGCAGAAAAACTGTTCCGGATCCGGGAGGCGGAAGAAACAAAAAACAGCCTGATGCAGGTAGCCAGTGAGCATATTGCACCACTTCAGGATGCGGTAGATCTTGAGATCGCAACGGAGGAAGAGAAATCGTTCCTGGCCTCATGGAAGAGGTATCGTGTGCTGCTCAACCGTGTTGATACTTCCATAGCGCCAGATATCGAGTGGCCGGTAATACCTGCGTCATAGTTCGTAAATGTTCGTCTGACAGGATGCTGAAAGGATGAATTAACGGCCAGATACACAAAAACTGGAGTTAATTTCCAGTTTTTTTTGTTGTCATGTTAGGGTGATATTTGTTAGAAAAGTTTAGATAGGTTTGTTTTGAAGGTTGAAATGTATGTTATCGCCATCTTTTATAAATTTGGGATGTTCATGGAGTGAAAGTCAAATAATGCAATCTTATCATGGAGGAACGCAAGATCTTATTAGTGTGGTATTAAGTAAAATTTAGTAACTTTATCCAGTGTAGTGGATTTGTTGCATGGATGGAGTTGGTAAAAAGTGGTGTGGCTGGCAATCCAGGCCACGTCACAGAAATGGACAATGCCGCTGAGAGACTGGCGAATGGCATACAGGCACCAGAAAAATTTCAGATATGACATAATGCCCATGCCAGAAGTTCCTTTTGCACCTCGCCTGTATTTATAGATAAACATAGAGTGAATGAATGAGATATGAAAGACATTACCCTTCCCCCCCCGACGTCCGCGTCCTGTCTGACAGGGGCCATATCTGTAAATACTGAAGCTGTATTATCTCCCATGCAACACACTTCAGCCTTACATGTAAGAGATTTTGCTTCCCTGTGCTCACAGAACCTCAAAGCTAATGTATTGCTAAATAGTGATGACCACGAAGTACCTATACATCAGAAAAATCCTGCTGCAATAATGCAAAATATCGACTCTAACATCAAACAGATGGCAACAGACTGGGGGATGTCGATTGAGGAGGTTGAGGTTATTATAGGGCGAGAGAAAGGCATTGTGGAACCCTCCTGCGGAGTTACCGCTAATGCTATTATGAAACTATTTCTGGACAAGGATGGCTTCAGTTACTGCTTTGAAAATGAACAGACACTATCGCTCGAGCAGCTTCAGGAGCGCCTGTCCTGTATGCCTGAATGTAAGAGCTTTGTATTACGTGTTAATGATGGTGCGCTTGGTCATGCTTACATTGTCGATATTCCCAAAGGAGAAAACTCTTGTCGTCCTGCATTCTTGTATCAGTCAGATTTAGGAGAGGGCGTCACCAGAAAGTTAAGATTTGAGGACTGGATGACGCATAAAGCATTGACTCCGATTTTGCTGGATGATATTTGTAATTACTTCTCCTGCATGTCTCAAAATAAGACAGATTTGGAGCAGATTGCAACGTTATTTGATATTGATGGAAATGTTAAAATGTTACGAAAGGAAAATATTCAATATCAAAAGCATGACAATTTTAGTTTCCAGTTGTTTGAGTATGACACCGATAATATTGAAAAAAACATTGAGATAATAAAATCACTATGTAGTTAGCTTTTGTTAAAACTGCAATTATTTGTAAACATAATAATAAGTATTATGACGTTAAAATTTAACCATACGGTAAAATGATTCAGGAAAACCGGTTCAGCATAGCCTAGGCTGAACTTTTGAGGATATCAACGAACGGAATTTTTGAACATTTATGAGTAGATCGTTGTTGAAGGGCTTCAATGAGCATGTCAAGTTCATCAACTGCTGGTCTACGATTACGACGGTTTGATTTACCAATCAAAGCAAGTTTAAGTAGATATGGACGAGCACTTTTCGCCGGGTTTGATGTGTAATTAATTCCGTATATAGGTTTGGCTGCATCCAGAACACTGCCAAGATAACTAACATCGTGACTGACTGTTGCTGGACCTGCACCAGCGTTGTTTCTCAGCCTGCAATGTTCAATTACGTCATTTTCTGTCAGTTCAGATAGTTTGATCGCGGAGATGTCACTATCCATAAGCAGTTCTAGCACATATCTTTTAGTACGGTCTGCTTTACCTCCGGCATTTGGTCATTTAAATATTTGTGTAGTAAGTCACGGACTGTAAGTCCGTCAACAGCATTTGATGATGAAATGCCATATAGATCTAATTCCATCACTTTCTGTGTGCCCCATGTTTTGGCATGAGCATGAACGCGGCGGCTATCTCACGGGTGATCATCCCTTTGGCATACTGAAAAGTATCGGGTGTTACTGAACCGTGTTGATACATCAACTGCACCGGATATTGAGTGGCCGATAATACCGACGTTATAACCTATAAATGCCAATCAGACTGAATGTTGAAAGGATAGAATGAACAGCCCGACACACAAAAAACGGAGTCCGGCTCCGGTTTTTGTGTTGCCATATAAGGCCGATGTTTGTTACAGCTATTTAAGTCTGGAGTTCAAATTAAAATAGGGAGTTTTGTTAGTAAGCGGCTCGTCAGAACCGTATTGATATTTACTGAGAGCTCAGATCAACTTTCCAGGGCAACAGATCGCGTACCCGGTTTGCCGGCCAGTCCTGGATATGTTCAATGACGTAGCGCAGCCACTTTTCTGGCTCCACATTGTTCAGACGGCATGTGCCGATCAGCGAGTACAACACCGCCGCATGTTCACCACCGCTGTCGGAACCCGCGAACATCCAGTTTTTCCGGCCTACGGCCACTCCCCGTAAGGCGTTCTCTGCGATGTTGTTGTCGATTTCCACCCAGCCATTACTGCAGTACACGTTCAGTGCATCCCACTGTTTCAGCAGGTATGCGAACGCTTTTGCCGTATCTGAGTGACGCGACAGTGTTTTCATCTGTTGCTGTATCCAGTCATACAGTGACTGCATCAGTGGCGC